CTAATAAAATCAGTTGATCTACCAGACTTTCTGATTTTAAAAGTTTTCCTAGTGTCCTTTGTTATCATGATAGTTTATTTTTGATGAATGTAATTAGCTCATTCATCTTACGCTTATAATATAAGTCAAAATCTATATATGTAGTAACGCCTTGACTATTAGTTTCTTTAGGTTGTTGTTGTTCCCAAAGCACGTATAACACATTACGCAATCTTTGCGATGGTGTTTTTTCTTCAAACTCTCTATCTATAGTAGCAGATTCTACAGCGTCTATTTGTTTTTGCGAAATAGGCATAGTAGATATAACTACATATCCAGGCTGTTTAAGCATAGAGTACATATGACCTACAACATCAGGTGATAGTTCAGGTGTACCTACATTAACTCTTACAGTATTGTCAGCCATTGTTCTAATGCCGTCAATACCGCCTTCAAATACAATTGTGTTTTTACTCATTTTCTTTTAATATTTGTAGTTTTATTTCGACCATAATGTCCATCATTTTATCGTATAAAATATCGATCTCAACATCATGCTTGCTTAGTTTTACAATTTCATCATCGTATTGTTTTGCAACTTTAACTAAATGATTAAATTTCTTTTTAAGCAAAGATGAATGCACGCCTTTTAAAGCGTACAGCTGTTCGTTAAAACATCTAAACATTGCAATGCACAATGCTATGTCTACGTCATTTTCTTTCATTAGTAATTTCTTTAATATTTGGACTTAAACAAGATGTACACAATGTATCTTTAGATCCACTTATCCAGTTTTCACCGCAGTCATCACAAACATACTCGTATTTAAAATCTGTTTTAACTAATGTATGTATTTTCATCATTTTGTCAAATTGGTCTTTTGGATCTCTAGGTATATGGTCAAACCATAATTTTCCTAGTAGCTCATTAGCTTCTTCCCTTGTTTCAGGTAGGTTATTCAAGATTTCAGATCTCATATCCTCGTCATAAGGACATAACATTAATAAAGATTCTATCTTGTCTATTTGCCAATATTCAATATATTCCATAGTTAAAAGTTGTTAGAGGCCAAAATCCCTGGAGAACCAGGGACTTCGACAACCAACTATGAATACACAAAGGACAGAACTGTCCGAGAAGAAATACAAAGATACAAAATATCTTATCTTATTTCGTTTTCGGAATAAGCTATTTTCAACAATACTAAATATCCTATCAAATCATCGACAGTATCTAATGTATTGTGATTAATCCCTTTGTTTTTAATTCGCATTAACTTATCGTCAATACGTGCACAAATGCTATCAACAGCGTTACCTTTTGAAAAGATATTAGCTGGTTGCGTTGCTGAGTTACCGTAAGAATTATTCTTACTAATCAACAGATCCGTTATCTGCTGTAGCTCCGATCTTATCTGAGCTGTCATCAGATCCTTCCTTTTTATTTTCTTCATCTATGTCGTTCATTCGTTTTAATATATTCAATGCGTCAGGTATCATCATGCAATACTGAAACAATGCACTTTCTTCTGGACTATGATCAGCCTTATCTTTTTCATTGTACACTTTGTGTACCCATGTTAGTAACGCAATTTCGTGCGCTTTTAATGCTTCTGATAAATTTTCAAGTACTTTATATACAGATAAATCTACTTTGACATCTTTACCATCTACATTTATTTTCTTTTTAGTGCTTTTTGTTCTATTCATTTGTGAGTTCTTTAACAATTAATTTAATTTTATTTTTTAAACCTTTAATCTCTTCGTTTTGTATCTCAATACGAGAGTCTCTAATAGTAATTAGTTTTCTTAGTTTACTATTGCTTCTAAACAAAGTATCCATAAGTGCATTAGACTTAGAGTCTGGTGTATAAAACAACATGTTGTATAATATTACAGTCTTGTTGTATTTATTGACTAGATCCTTATCCATTTCACTTAACACATCATAATTTCTTATGGCGTGCAAAGCTGTAGCATGATCTCTGTTAATGCTTTGACCTATTTGTTTTAAAGTAAAGTCACCACATTTACGAGCAACAGAACAATAAACCATTCTTGCATCTACTAATTCTCTTCTTCGAGAGCTAGATGTAAAGTCTTGCTTATTGATATTATTGTTTTCAATGTAAGCATCTAAAAAATCTTCTATTGTGTTCATATAATTTTTATTATAACTCCTGGATTAAGCTTGTCGTAACTATAATGTTCAAACTGCGGTATCATAAATTCACAGTTATCATCTTCTATCCATTTGTTTTTTACCATTAAATCTTGTACAGTCTGTGCAGGATTAATATAGTCAAATTTGTGTTTTGATCCTCTTATGAATGTGAAAGAGATAGTGACAGGAAATTTCTTCCCTGCCACCATTTCTTTAAAAACCTCCCTATTTTCAATGTACTGTTGGTTAGTATCTTTGATATATTTCATAACGGTTTTCGAGTTGATTAACATCTTACCCGTCCATCGTTTTGAATTTTTACTGGAAGGCACATTCCCTGCTATAAATATTGACATATTCTTGTGAGTTCGTCACAAAAATACTAAAATATTTAGAATGGCAAGTTATCATCCTCATCACTTTGCATGACTACAGATGATTGACTAGGTTTATGTAGATTAACAAACTCTTGTTCATCTTTAGGTGAGATAGGCTTGTTGTATTTAGCATCGTACTTAATTTTCATTCCGTCTTTGCTAGACCATCTATATCTCACAGCCTTTCTTTTTACAGGCTCACCATCTTTAAGAGTCATATACTCTTCGTAAGTAAAACAAATATTAACCCAGGCTCCAACTGAAGCTTTAATAGAGTTTACGTCATTAGAAAAATCTAATACACCACAGTTTGTAAGAAACTCGTGTAGTGTATTCTTTTTCCATTCTTTTGACTTAGGCGAATCTGTATCACGTACAGCCCAAAACTTAGCTCTTCCAAACTCACCTTGTTTGTTAACAACGTCAAATTCTATATATGGCGCACCATTATAGTTCTGTCTTTGTTGTGAGTTTGACACAGATAAAACTTGACATCTATGCGCACCTTCATTAAAGTACTTTTTATTCTCAACAACTTTACTTGGTTTTACTTGGCAGCTTGCCAAATCAAATGCTTCTATACTCATAATTATTTAGTTTTTAAATTAGAATTTAATACTTTCAACATATGTTCTGGTATTTCGTAATTAGGCATCTTATCTTTTACAGCATCGCCTTTTCCTGCTTTAATAGCTTTTAGCATATTGTTAAATTTGTCTTCATCAAGCTTTGGTTTTGCTTTTGGCTTGTCTGCTTGTTGATTTACAGCATTCGCAACCTCTTCATAAGAAGCTACTGACGTATCTATGCCAATGCCAAGATTGGACAATGCACGTCCCCAAGCTGATGTTTCGCAATTTTCTACAAAACTTGTTTTGTTAATGAAGGAAGAACCTTCTTTTTCATACGCATGACCTGTGGCGCGTATGTTACCGTTGTCATCAAAGATTGTAGCTTTAATTACACAACGATCATCTGTAAGTTCTACAATGTCAGATGTTAAACACCATCCCTTGTAATTACCTCTAAAATATTTCAGTCTTTCGTTAACCTCTACGTATTCTTTACCTTTGATGTTAACTGTTTTTAATTTTGTCATTTCTTTCGTGTTTCATATTTATCAAATGTTTCGTGCATCTTTTTACCAGCACGTATCGCAAAAACGATTTTTAAGAACTTTCTAAACATAACAGGTCTACCACGCAATATAATTGCAAAGCCAATTTCGCGAAATACTGATATAAGTATACGCCTTACTAGCTTCTTATCTAGTCCTAAATCATGTGAAATTTCTGCTATTATTCTCCTTAGTTTTGTGTTATCAGACATGTATAAAAATACAAATATTAACTTTAAAAATCTAAAGATTTCTCTTGAAATTTAGTCAATTCACTAATAAAATTTAGTGTAACTGTACCCACACCTATGTTACGGCCTTTAGCAAATATTATTTGCGCTTTGCCTTGTGTAGATTCACCATTTTCATCTTGGTTTATACCATAATATTCAGGCCTGTAAACTAAAGCTACAATATCTGCGGCTTGTTCTATCTCACCTGATTCTCTTAGGTCTGACAATGTTGGTTTGCTTTCAGCTCTATAACCTACACCACGATTTAATTGCGATAATGCAATAATCGTAATATTTAGTTCTTTGGCAAGGTTTTTAAGTGCCCTAGCAACTTTTGAGACCTCTTGCTCTCTAGTTCCTTTTGATCCGACACTCGCTGTGACAAGTTGTAAGTAGTCAACAAACACAAGCTTAACACCGCAGCTATGTACATACTGTCTAGTTTTAGATAATAAATATTTCAATGACGTTTGTTTACACTCGTCAATGTATATGGATTTATCCATAATTTCGCTAGCAGTTTGTTGAACTCTGCGTAAGTCTTCATCGTTAAGCTGTCCGTTTTGTATCCATCTTATAGGAATCTGTGATTCTAACGCCACTAGACGCATTATAAGTTGATTTACAGACATCTCATATGAAAATATTAGTGCAGGCTGTTCGGCTATTTTTACAGCGTTATATGCAAGATTTAATGCAAGACTAGTTTTACCCATAGATGATGCTGCACCTATAATAACTAAGTCTGTTTCTTGCCAACCACCTGTAAATTCATCTAAAGATGAAAAGCCAGTAGTTACACCAATAATACCTTCTGATGATATTCTTTTATCAATGTCAATTAAAAAGTCTTTGATTTGTGATGATATATTAGCAACATCAGTATCCTCAACTACCATTATTTTAGCATTCATTTTATTAATGTAAGCTATAATTTCTTCAATTGGTTCTTGATTTTGAAACTTATTGTGTGCTTCTGTAATTAAAAGCTGTAAGTTTCTTTTCTGTGTGCAAGCATTAAGCTCTGCAATACAGGATTTTACAGTATAATAAGTATTTTCGTGACAATAAATAGCAGTTAATCTTATTCTCTCCTCTTTATTACAATTCAAAGCAGAAGACATAGATAATAAATCTACATCTTTTTGCTCTGATTGCATCACCAAAAACTGATCATAAACTCTTTTGTGGAATAAGTTTGTAAACATACCCACATTTAACATCTGTGCATTCTCATAATATAATTCAGGATACATCAGAAGCTTAGACAATAGAGCTGTTTCTAGCTCGTATGTAATTAATTCATCGTGCATTTCATAAAATTGGGACGTTAAAGTTAATCATTATTTTTTATATCGCTGTCTTTCATCATGATTGTTTCACACTCTTCTTTGCATTCAGAGCATTGCCATTCACTACCATCTTCAAGCGTATATTCATCTTCACCATCGCAAAACACTTTTGCTTCACAACATTGTGATGCTGAATCCGTGTCGTAACAGTCATCAATAAAAATGTCTTTTGCTTTGTGTACTGTTAATATACCAGCAAAACAACAGCCAGGTTCATCATACTCAAGTTCAAACTCTAGGTTTGTATACTTATGCATAATGTTTTTAATCCAATTGCAAGGCGGACTCCATGCTGAATCAAAGCTAACGCTAAAACATTGTGCTTCTGATTCATTAATAAATGGTTCACACGCATCCCATTTAGTACCCCAGTTATCTAAAGACCAATTATACCAGTCTTCACGATTACCACGAAACAAAGTTCCCTGGAAAGAAAACTCTGTATCTTTAATACTTGTGGATTTTTCTACAAAATCTTGTAGTTCAGCAACATGCTCTTGTGTGCAAGTTACTTGTAAATTATTCCAACACCAATTAGGCATTGTCTTCTATTATTTCTGAATCTAAATCAAAGTAGCAATCAGGATTAATTACTTTATCTAAGACAGTAGCAGCTTGTTCTGTTATATAACATTGTTGCGTTTCTTCATCAAGAATGTAATCCCACAAGTTTGTTTGTGCATTGAACAATATTGATTTATGAGAAACAGCGTCTAAAACGTTTTGTACCGTATCCTCATCTTTACATTTTACAAATACTTCAGTAGTATATGTTCTTTCAACCTCTATTCTATAATATTTCATAGTTATCCTAATATATCTAGTTTAGCAATTAATTCTTTTGTATACTTAGATACAAGTCTTTTTTTGTAGGTTTGAGTTAATTCTAATCTATACCTATGTTCAGTTTCTGATGGTGTAGAACTGTTATATAAGTTATCTTTATCAGCTGAATACGCTTCTTTCCAGCCACGATAATCACCAATATATTCAATATAGCTTGGAAGAGATCCACCTATATGTCGAACTATATCTTTATGTATTTCAAACATTTCTTTTGATTTTTGTTCGATGAAATCATCAGCTTTACGCTGTAATTGTCTTTCTATTTCATTAGTGTTTTTCATAATTATTCTTCTTCATTAATTTTAATTGTAAACCAAGATCCAGTAGGTGCGTCATGGTGGTAACAGACTCCTTCGAGTCCATCACCATCCATCCATACTTCTGTACGACATCGTCCATCATGCATAAGCAATGCATCTGCTATCTTTTCAGGATCACTTGATGTCATGTATCCTGTTTGTCCACGCCAGTTACCGTTTGAGACTTCTACATCCCAAACGCTACAACCCATGTCTTTTAGCGCATTCACCATATCATGAGCATAGTCATCATACTCAAAATCACTTTCTGAGTAGCAGTCATAATTTGCTACGTATACTTTGTGTTCTTTTACCTCCATTATACTTCTTGTAAATTAACTAACATTCCTTTTTCCATTAACTCATTCTCAATGGTTTTAAAAGCTATCAAGTTCTTTTTATATCCAGAACCTGTCATAAGATTTTCTTCACCTTTATTATCAATGTGATTCGTATAATAGGTTACAGCATTAAATAATCCCCAAAGGGTATTACCTTTTGCTGCAAGCTCATGCGACATAGCTTTACCAAAGTTTTCAATTTGGTTCTTCTTACGTGTAGAGTTATCACTAACCTTACTATTCATATCAACCTTGAATATCTTTTGCATAACACTTTCAATTATAGTTTGATCTACAGGAACCCTATTCATTGCTTTGTATGTAAGCATAAGATTATCATCAAGAATCAAAGCTTTTTCAAACTCATCTACAGCAAACTGTAATCTTTGTGATGCGCTCATAGTATGTCTAAACTTAGATAAGTCTTTCATAGCCATGTGAAAGGTGTTAGAGCACGATATAACAGTGTTGGTAGAACCAAACCCTATAGAGTGTGAGCCATCATGTGAGTTTAAACAAGTAATGTGACGCTTTAACGTGTCACCATTAATGTTATAATCTTCTAATGATAGTTGATAGTATACTTTTTGACCTGCAATTCTACCCATAGCATCACCTTTGATGTCACCACCAAACCTGTCTTGTATTCTAACCATAATTTCAGCTAGTTCTGCGTTCTGCATAGGAACGTATCTTTCGCCTACAGTACTTAACCAGGCGTTATTATCAGATCTAAATAAACCATAGCTCTGTGTTTGTTTTCCGTCTTGTGTAAATAACGGTTCTTTTTGTACAGACCAAGCTGTGTTAGTATTGTACAATGTGTTGAAGATTTTTTGATTGTTATCCATAATTTTATTAAATGTGCCCTCCGTTTCCGTTAGGCAGTTCGTATAAGTATTCAGTTTCTTCTGTTGTATCTGACCATCTATTAGTCAGATCACATAATCCAAAACCGTGATTCAATGGGCCTTCGTCCATACTTTCTGCAAGCTTATTTACCCATAGTTCTTCATTATTATGTAGCCATATTTGTGTTTCACTTAATGAATCAACAAAATCTGGAACATCTATTTCGATCATCCCTACCTTGTAGAAGATTTGTCGTTGTAATAATTTAACTTTCATAATTTTTTTTCCATTCTTCAAAATCTTTATATTTTGTGTAATATTTTTCACCTTCTAATATAAGATGCCATTCAGACCATTCGGCACACTCTGTTATGTTTTCTTTTAAAACACCACAGTAATGTTCTACATCATATTCGTCTGCTAAATCTAATGTATAGTGTTGCACGCTTATAAAATTATCTTCACATATTTTTACGCCATGTTCTAATACTCTTTTAATTTTATCTGGATTGTCTTTATTGACCATCCATAGTCTACCAGAGTGTATAAAGTTATGACAATAGTGACATAAAGGAACAATTTTATTAATAGTTAAACTACCTTTAGCCCAATCTATTACATAATCCTCATGTGCTTCTAACCATTGATGTTCTTTTGCTTGTGATTTATGTACACCACAAGCTGAACAATGATAGTTAGTAGACGCATAGGCTTTTTGCCTAGTTACATCCCACCAGTCCTGCCCCTTGATTACTCTTGGAGCGAGACCATGTAAAGGTTTTGGAATCTGAGAATGTTGTAATAATTCAGGTTTCATATTACTGGTATTGTGCCTAGTTTTTTATAGTTTGTAAGTATAGCACCACCATCATTACCTTCATCATCCATGGACGGTATAAGCATACCTCCATCGTCAAGATGTATTACGACTGGTATTTTATACCACATCCATTCTTTTACCTCTTCTTCAGGCATATATTCTATCTTAACGATAGTGCGACCAACAAGAACGTCATCTACCTTGTTTGTCCAGTATTTCCTTGGATTTTTAATCATAGTTTATTTTTCTTTTTAAATAGATAAAGCAACCTTGAACTAACTCCTAGTTTCTTAGCTGCTATCTCTACAGTTTTAAATAGTTTCAGGGCTCTTTTCATTTCCCTGTCTTTCATTTCTTTAATCGTTATGATCTTTCTTTTATATTATCATTTAAATTTTCAAGTACTTGTTTAACCTGTATGGTTATATGTTCTTCATCCTGCACCATACAATGATGTAATAGCCAAACGATTTCATCTATTGGTTCGTTACATTCTTCTAACAGCCATTTTGCATATAAATGCATTTCATCCTCTGTTAGTCTACTATACAAATGTCTTCTATTTTTCATCTTTATTATGTTCTTGTGCGTCCTCTCGTCTGCGTTCATTATATTCGTATTCACTAATCATTTCATATTGTGAATCGTCTTCTTCGCATTCTGTGCATATCATATATTCGTCTGCGTGTTCTTTGCACTCGCCACAAATATCTGTATGTCCCCAGAATCTAGCGTCACAGCAATTACTTGCTCCACTTCCTTCCTGCTCCACGCCACAACAGCTGGTAACCTCGTCAGAGGCCCAGCCATCGTCTTGTGGATTGGATAGTTTCCAATTATCGTAACTCATTACCAGGATGATGTGTAATAATAGTCAACATAGAATAATGATCCTGTTGGATAACTATCTATTATTTTTCTAAGATTATCGTAAGTGTAAATAACGCTTTCAAAATAATATTCATCATAGTCTTGACTACCAAAGAAACATCCTGCTTGTGTAGGCAACAGCTCATGTGCCTTATCTCTGTTATTTATAACTTCTTCACAAAGATCCCTCAAGTCTTTAAGTTGATCCAATGAAACAGAATATGTGCTACAGTCATCTTCTCCTTCTTGCACATTTTCTACAAACCATGCATGAAAATGATTTGCTTTACGCCAATAGATAGCTGATTCAGTTATTTCTTCTATTGCGTGTGGATTTATGCCCACGTCAACAGTTTCACCTTCACTTTTAACAGTAATTTCTGCTGTAACACCTCTGTGTTCCCATTGTGTACCAAGATATGTTTTCTTGGTTAGATACATGTCTAATCCCATGATTACTTAATTTTTAATTTTTCTATTAATTTATTATATCTGTATTTAAGTTCTATTTTAAGATGTCCTACATCTCGTTTAAACTTATTTTCATCAAACTGTTCTACAGTTCGTTGTGCTTTACGCAGTCTATTCAATATTTCTTGACGCATAATCTAAATTTAATTTTTTATTAAATACTTTATTTACAAGGATAGCGTAATCACGCATAGCGCCACTACCGTGTATTGTTAAAAAGTTTTCTATAAGATTAGCTGCGCCGTCCAGCTGTTCTTTAGTAGTGCAAGATTCAATTACTGTTTGACAATAATCGTATGATTTCTCTTGTGATTCTGTTAATGACATTATCTATTATTATATTTAGCTTCTAGATTTTCTTCTGATAGACCAGCTTCAGCATTCAACTCTGCTATTTCTGGGTTGATAATACTATCTTCTGCCTTTTGTAAGGCTAGTTTTATGAGTTTGCCTTTAGCAATATCATAATGTTTGTTGTGTACAGCGTAATGGTTACCATAAGCGTTCACATATCTAAGATTGTCAAGGTTTTCTTGTTTCTGTGGTATTATAGTTATAGCTACATTACCATCTTTATCTACCTTGTCTATTAGACTTTCAAGTTTAAGTAAAGCGTTAAGCTTTATTTGACCTGTTTGTTTACATTCGTATTGATGTATCTTACCTTTAATTAAATTAGACTTTTTCATTGTTATATATTTATTGGTTAACCTTTTTCATTAAGGCTGTGCCTACTGTAAATATCAGACCAGTTAAAATGGCTGTAACCATACCTGAGAATGTACCCAGGAATAGTAATGGTAGTCCAAATGTTAGTAGGACATCCCACAATACATTGGTTTTAAGAAATACTTTTCTTGACATTATCTTACGTAGTATCAAGTAGAAACCAGCAGCGCCAGCTGCACTCATCCAAATTATATTCATATTATTTATTTTTTAATTTATTAATAAAGTTTTTTAATTTAACTAGTTCATCGAATCTAGCTATTTCAGCTGGATCGTATATTTCATCTACATAGTCTGCCATAGTTCTACGCATAACATCAAGTCTATCGTTTATATAGTTTAATGTAGACGCGTAGTGATACATAGCATTATATGCTTCATCACATACTCTCTCTTTTTCACACTCTGCTTGACGCATAGCCATGAATTCTTCTTTGTTTCTCTTTTGAGCTTCGTTAGCCCACTTACTAATTGGATCTTTCATTTTACTTTCCATAAATTAACTGTTCTATCTGTTTCAGGATCTTTGTAGTCTCCTGCATATTCTACTACTTTTTTATTACGTAGTTCTGTAACACGTCCTGTTACTCTATTTATATCCCAGCTTAAAGCTCGAGCTATATGTCTGTTGGTGCATTGACCAAGCGTCATTATAGCGTGATACACTTGCGCTTGTCTTTTGCTTAACACACCAGACTCTAATAATTTGTGGTAGCTGTCTACCGATTTTGGATTTACCATAACTATCTAATTTTTATTTATTTTATTTTGTTTAAGTCTTGGGGCAAACCCTGTCAATCTATCTTTAAATATATATTCACCTTCAAACTCTATAATGTGATAGTCTTTAAGCTCTACATCATCATGAGTTCTTTTTGATTCAGTATCATATAATATATTCAACTGATTATACAATGAAGATATTTCATATATAAGCTCACCTTCTGTTTCTTGGTCTGCGATAGGATAAGACTCAAGTAGTACTATAGCCTTCATTATATTTTGGGCTATTTTTTTATTATCTTTTATCATAATTAATTATTTTTAAATTTACCTTTATTATAATCATAAAGAGCGTAGCAGTATAATGCCACTACGCTCAACCAAATGTACAACCACATTACTTTAAAAAGTCTCCTAGCTTGTTAGTAGCTAGTTCGTAGTTAGACATTCTTTTCTTCTTGAATTTACCAAGATACTCTTTAATAAACATTCGTTTACGATAGTTGTATGTAGAGTTCTTGTTTTGAATCCATTGTTGCATTTTAAGAAAGCTGTTCTCAAAGAAGACAGGTCTTCTAGTTGAGCCATCTAGCATTGTAACAATCATATTTTTTTTATCAACAGACTTAATAATGTCGTGTGATTCTTCCCTACGAAATGCTTGATGTGCTCTTTCGTATGGATTAACCTTTAAGGTTTCGAGTAGATTGTCGTACTCGTCTGATAATAAGAACTGATGCCAGTTCTCATCTTTCATTGCAGCTTTGAAATATTCTAGTTTCAAACCTGTTACATCCATTGCAGTTCTATCATACAATAGATAATTTCTAACTTGATTAGTATTCATAATTATATTCCCTATTTAAAACACTCAAGGGTTCCTTGTTTTTAGAGTGTTGGTTAATATCTATTATTTTAAACTCATAATATATGTTACATTAGTATAGCCATCAATCTTTTTGAAGCTACAGTTATTACTGAGGAACGTACGGAAATTATCCGTAACGTTCTTCATTTTGCAGATGTTGCTCCAGTTATACCAATGGTGTAGCTTAGGCAGCTCTGCTTTTTCTGTTTTATTAAGTATAATAATTCGTTGATTACCATTCTCGTCAGAGAATCGAATTACATTCTTACCGTTTGGCTTAGTATATGCCTTGATATACTTTGCCGTGAATTGATTCTGTTTCATAATTATAATACAGTTATTGGGTTAAACACTTTCTTTGGCACATACTTTTCTTTGAGAGTATTGCATACTTTAATATTGTTACCAAAGTTCTTTGTAATGAACTTGGTAATGTACCTTGCACGCAATGTCTCGTCTGGATTCAAGTGCTTGACTCTATCCATACAATCCTGCATTATCTGTTCAGCAGTTTTTGTATGCGCTTTCGCATACTTATGTATGCTTGGGAAAGCTTTAGTAATTAATTTAGATTTTGAAACTCTTGGTCTCATAGTTATTACACGCTAACATCTATTGTCGATGGCCGAACCGTGTTTGGGCTGGTTAGTACCTATGCAGGGAATCGAACCCTGCTTAAATCCAATATAGGTTAGTAATGTTTTTTTATAAAATCAGAATACTCAGATATACCACCATTAGGTACTGTTCTACAAACATTATAATAATTATCATGATAATCATCATGTTCATTATCTTTGTAACTATTCTGTTCTTTTTGAAGATATTTATTTTTAAGTTTATCAAACTTAGATAAATCAATCTTTCCAATAACTTTAATAGACTTTAAATCTTGTGACATATCTGTTACGCCTGTTACCAGGACTTTTTTAATTAATAAATCTGTTTCGTTCTTTTGAACTCATCAGCACAAATACTCATTTGTGGACAGAAAGGACTTGACTTTGTAAAAAAAAACGGCTAACTTTGAGGCCATATTGGAATGTTACTTATTAAATAATAGAATAACAGACTAATACAGTAACAAAGCTAACCATCTTGATTACTTAAATAAATTAGTTTAACACTATAGCGCACTATTTCTTGGTGTTACCGCTTAACTTGTTGATTATCAGACTGTTAAAGTTCTACACTATTGAATTTAAGGTCTTTATCGAACTTAATGTCTGGGTATAGAGTCTCTGCCTGTTGTCTTAACTCATGCTGAGCAATGACATCAACTACTTTGTAAGAGACATTTTTGCAAGCTTTTAGCGAGCCAGTAGCTTCATCTAGCTTGTCAAAGAAGATTTTATGTGCAGCAATTGGTATATGCACAGGACTTAACAGTATATCTTTACGAAACTGCTTATCTTCTTTAGCTAATTGTACTGTTGACACAGCTAAGTTTGTTAATGATTTAAATAATCCCATTGTAATATAATTATTAACCTGCTATAATTAAGAGAACAGTAGAATGCGTGCAGGTATTACGCAAAATACTGACATAATCCAATATATGTTACACGGGGTGTAAAAAAATATAGGATAGGGGAGGGGGTATTTAGCATAAAGCATCCCTTCTCTACAAATACACATAATTTTTAGTACATTTGCATTATGAACAAAGCTCTTTATACAGATGATGATAAAACCTATGGTCCATATACTTTACCAGAGGCATCAATACATGATTACACAACTAGAGCAATGGGTCAACAAGAGTTAGATAATATGGTTATTGGTGGTTCTGGATCTTTAGAATATATAGGTACTCCTTTGTTATTCAACGCTAAAAGATTTATGACTTACAAAAATTTGCATCCGCAAACATCTAGATCTATAAAGAGGCGATTTTTAAGGAAAGTTTATGATTCAAAGATTAATCAACAATTAATACAAATACCTAAAATATTATATAAATTACATAAGCAATCAAAAAATCCTTTGTCAGGTGCTGTTGAAGATATTAATTTTGATATTCCTAATGTGCCTTACAATTATTCAAACATAGGTCCTAAATATTAAACAATGCCACACACACCTAAACATAATCCATACAAAGTTAATTCAGTACAAGATGCCAATAAGTATATGCATGACTTAGTTCAGTCTATACTTGTACCAGCGCAGAATAACAATGTTAAGTTAAATAATCAGCAGAGTTTAGAGAATGCTATAGATAAGGTTGTTTCGTATGAAAGTGAAGGTTCGCAAGAGGTACTGGACAATTTGCTTACTATGACGGCATTTATGGAGAATAGTATGGGACATGACTTAAATGCTTATGGTAGAACATATACTGCTTCTCCTATGTCAATAGATAATGATGCTTTTCAAACTTTGTTTCAACAAAAGAGCGATACAAGGGATAAGTATAAGGTAAGGTATAATGAATTAGGATTACCTAGCGATGCTTATGGATTAAACATGTTGCTTAAACAAGATGATCCTTTAGCTTCTGTAGCTGTCGCTAGACAGGTGTATGGTCTTTCTCCAGCTCCTTTGCCAGAAAATACACCTATGGGGCTGTATAACTACTATAAAGATCATTATAATATGACAGGCATGAAGAAACATCAAGACGATAACACCTCATACAAAAGGTTTATGCAAGGATATAATAAATACGTAAGGTAATGGCAAATATATACAACACACTACAAAAAGCTAAGTCTGGTAATATTTACGAAAAGCCGCAAGAAATACAGCCAGACGTTAAACAAGCTAATCCTATGGTAGCTAGAAATCAAATGATGCAAGCCAACAACTCTAGTCCTAAGCTACCTAATCGTCAAATGCCAATAAATGTTGCGCAAAGAGGTAACTTTGTAGATCCCTCTGTAATTATGAGGCTACAGCAAATGCCTAACCAGGCCTTTAATCCCTACTTATTTAAAGAGACATACGGTAATAATCCGTATATGATTTGATTTTGAATATTAAAATCTTTGATTTTGGTATGAAAAAAATCGAACGCTTCGCGTTATTTAGTTTTTATACTGCTATATTTGTTATATGATAAATAAATATTCAAATAGTCACGGGAGCGTTTGGGTAATTAATGAAGACATATTTGTGATGGAGAAATATTATCATCATATGGATAGTCTAATAAATGATGAAGATTCTCTTATGGAAGAAATAACTAGCTTGTCTTTTGTTATATTGAAACAAACCTATAGCTCTATAGAAAATGAGTCTTACTTACTTTTACAAGACTGGAGAGGATTTAGCGAGCCAGCGGGGCCAGAGTTTATATGGTGTGTTCGTTACGATTTGCAATATCAAGGAGAATAGTATATTTTTGTAAAATGTATCTATTAAAGTTAGATAAACAGGGGGACATAGTAAAACAAGACGATGGGGTTATGGCTATTCCAGAGTTTGTTAAAGTTATAAAGGCTGAAAAGCTAGGAGCAACAGCAATGAAGTGGATAGCTCTTGTTTGTGACTATGATAGTCCTTACAGACATTTTACTGAATCTGAAAGAAAAAAAGCTGTCAATAAAGACTTGTATGGTAAATACGAGTGGTATGGTGAAAAAAGACCAGAAGTATTGGCTGCTATTGATAAGTACAAACAATTACAGTTTGATCCGTTAGACGAACAGTTAATTGCTTTTAATACAAAGATTAGTCAGTTTACCACCTATATGAACAATATGCATATAGATGAAGATACAGCTGAAGGTCTACAAAAGATAATGATAGGGATTGAAAAGATATACAAGACAAGACAAACGCTTGTTGATGCAATTGAAAGACGTGGTGAGCGTCAAAAGATTGTAGGAGACAAAAAGTTATCTTTCTTAGAAAATAAAAAAGAAATGAATGAAAACATTTAATTAATATGTACGGAAAAAAGAAAATGAAAAAAGGTGGTAAACTAAAACCAGTTGATTCTAAAAAAAATCCAGGATTAGCAAAATTACCAACAGACGTTAGAAACAAAATGGGTTTTATGGAAATGGGCGGTAAAATGTCTAAGTCAGACAAAGAGTTTATGTATGGTGGTGCCTTTAAAAAAGTAGCTGAAAAAAAGAATGAAATGATGAATCGTTTTTCAGGTGCAATTGAAGCTAAATTTGGCAAAAAGAAACCATTACGCAAAAAGAAAATGATGAAGGGTGGTAAGATGAACTATCCTGGCGGTGGTCGTATACAGCATGACTAAAAAACCTAAATTACAAAATCTTAAATATAGGTTTAATAAGTTTATGAAGGAGGGGGACTTTTCTAAGGCTAAGCAACTTAGTAAGTATACTGAATCTATACATGGATTTAATTTAGACGAAGAGTACCATGCTAAACTAGAAGCTAAACAAGATCCAAGAGATCCATTTGGCTTAGGAAAAATGTCTGGTTTTAAAAAGATTAAGTATGGCGGTAGGTAAAGAAGACTATAAAGACTCGCAAGTACGACAAAAAAGAAGGATTAAAGTTCCCAAAGTTACATTAGCTAAAATTGAATTAGATAATGATGATAAAAGAACAAGAGCCGAACTTTTAGATTCAATTGAAGATTTATTTCAGAATACATATCACGCTGGTAGAAAACTTAAATACGACAAAGATGTAGATTTAGATAGTCTTAAAGCCATACTTACTATGCTAGTTTTATCTGCTGCTAACAATACAGACGATATAATTGGTGCTACACAAACTCAAGTAGATGCTATAAATTTAAATTCTACTAATATTGCTAGAAACGCAAGTGATTTAGCTACTTTTATTAGCAATATATCAATCAGTAATAATAAAGTTGGCATTGGAGATAGTACACCTACTAGAAAACTTACAGTCAATGGAGATATAGGGCTTCCTAATAGTGGTAAATTATTTTTATGGGATAGTCACGACGCAAACTACCTTCAATACTACAAGTGGGAGTTAAATTCTAGTTTGACAGCATACATAAATAACTCTGGCTCTGGAGGGGTTGCTTTAAAAACAGCTGGAAATACTAGGTTGCACATTGATAATTC